ACAGTAAAAGGTCGCAAACATAAAGTATATGATTTGGAGGAGGTTCCAAAGCACATTAACTATTTAAAAGATTGGCGCGATGGTAGAGTGGGTGATTGGGTGCTAGCTGATGATGAATGTGTTATAGAGGTATTAAGACTAGGTAAGATTGGTAATATAAGAGTTATAGGTACATGCACAGGGACATTTAAGATTAAGAAGACTGAAAAGATGGATACGATTCGCAGAAAGAATATATATGATATTGGTGGAAAAACATGGTATACAAGGGTTAAGGAGCGTGAGGAGCCTACTCCTAAAGAAATAGTATTTGCGCAAAGGTATGCACTTGGGGAAGACCCTGTTAAGGCATATATGAAAACATATAATAGTACAGAAGACAGAGCAAAGAAAATGTCTGCATTGCTTATAAAGCAGGAAAGGATACAAAAAGTTGTGAGAGAAGAATTAAAAGATGTATTTAGTAAAAGAGGTATAGATTTAGATTTTTTGATTGGCGCTGCTCAAGATGTAGTGTCTAGTGGTAAGAATGATTCTGATAGATTGAACGCCTTAAAAATGTTGTGGTCAGCATTTGGCGTTGTAGAAGAACAAAAAGTAACACAGGTTACAGGTGTATTTCAAGGTCACACACTTGCACAGCTAGAAAGTGCTAAAAGACCTGAGCTAGGAGAAGGTAATGAGTAAAAGTACAGTAAATAAGGCTGGTAACTATACTAAGCCTGGCATGAGAAAAAGAAAATTTCAACAAATTAAAGCAGGTTCTAAAGGTGGACCTCCAGGAGTTTGGTCAGCTAGGAAGGCACAACTACTTGCGCGTTCCTATAAGGCTGCAGGTGGTGGCTACAAAGAAGATGGTGGTAAAATTAAAAAAATGGCTAGTGGCGGAATGGCTAAATCACAGAAATCACTTAAAAACTGGTCAGATGCTGATTGGGATTATGTGTCAAAAGGTGATGAAAAAAAACCAAAATCACAAAGAGGTCGTTATTTGCCTAAATCTGTAAGGCAATCGCTTACACCTAGTCAAAAAGCCAGTACAAATGCTAAAAAGAGAGCTGCAAGTGCTAGTGGCAAGACAAGTGCTAAATATTCTAAGGATGTAGCAAGAAAAGTTGCTGCTGCTAGTAAGTTTGCAAAAGGTGGTAGTACTGCTGCTTGGCAAAGAAAAGAAGGTAAAGACCCAAAAGGTGGCTTAAATCGCAAAGGAGTAGCATCATACAGAGCTGCTAACCCTGGCTCTAAACTTAAAATGGCTGTTACTACCAAACCAAGCAAATTAAAAAAAGGTAGCAAGGCTGCAAATAGAAGAAAATCGTTTTGTGCTAGAATGAGTGGCATGAAAAAGAAGCTAACATCTTCTAAGACAGCTAATGACCCTAATTCAAGAATTAACAAATCACTTAGAAAGTGGAATTGTGAAGATGGTGGTAGCATACCACAAATGAAAAAAGGAGGTTCTACTCGTAATTATAAAGATGAATACAAAAAATTTCAATCATCAACTAAAATGAAAAAATACAGAGCAGAACTTAACAAATATAATAGAAAAAACGGGAAGTATGGCAATGGCGATGGCAAAGATGCTTCCCATAAAAAAGGTAAGATAGTTGGTTATGAATCAGCATCTACTAATCGTGGGAGGAAAACAGCCAATATGAAAAAGAAAAAACCAATGATGAAAAAAGGTGGAAAAATATATAAAATAACAGGAAAAGGTAATAAACTAGAAAAAAAAGTTGTAAAAGGAATAGCAAAAGGAGCTCAAAAGTTTGAAAAAGCAATGGGAATAGACCCAAGAAATACAGAAAAACAAAATTTAGGTATTATGGGTGGTGCTATGACAGGTGGAGCTGCAGGTTCTTCTTTAGGACCAATAGGAACTTTAGTAGGAATTGTAGGTGGGGCTAGGGCAGGCAAGAAGCTAATGACTCAAAAGAAAAAAGCAAAAAAATCTATGGCAAAAGGCGGTTCATTAAAGCCTGTTGATAAAGCAAAAAATCCAGGATTGTCTAAATTACCTACAAGTGTAAGAAACAAAATGGGTTATATGAAAAAAGGTGGAGTTGCTGGTTCTATAAATGCAATGCTTAAAAAAAGTCCTACGAAAAAAAGAGGTATGACTAAAAAAGAACGAGAACTAATGATGAAATCTATAAAAGATTATACGAGCAAAAAAAATCTTAAAGAAATGTTTGATAAATATAAAAATATATCAAGAAAAACAGAAGGTGTAAAGGGCGATATAGCTAAGCCAACTATGAAAAAAGGCGGGATGGTTGCTAAAAAAGGACAGTTTGTTAATAAAAGAACTGGTAAGCCTGTACCTGCTGGAACTAAATATCATATGCATCCCAAAAAAGGACCTATGGCAGGAGCAGAACATAATCCAAAAATAAAAGGTGGAAAAAAAGGACATGATTTTTTTGTTGATGCTAAAGCATATGGTGGAATGATGAAGAAAATGATGTATGGCGGAGATATGAAGAAAAAGAAAATGATGTACGGTGGCAAAATGGATAAGAAAAAAATGATGTATGGTGGAAAGATGAAAAAGATGATGGGTGGCGGAATGATGAAAAATAAAATGATGTATGAAGATGGTGGTATGGTTGGTAAAATGGCTAAGGATATGGTGGATACAAGACAAAAAATGATGATGGGTGGAAAAATGAAAAAACCTGTTAAATATATGGATGGTGGTGCAGTTAAAATGACTGGTAGTGGTAAGGCGCATAATTGTGCAGGAGATGTTGTAGCTACATATCAGCCAAGTAATAGCAATTACAAAGAAGGAGAATAGTGGCAAATATTAATTCTAGAAACGTATCTCAAGCAGAAGAAACACTAGAATTAGCCAAAAGCGACATGATTGCATTTGGGAAGTTGTTTCTTCCTGATGATTTCATGAGAAGTGAGACTCCTTGGTTTCATTATGAAATAGCAGATAAAATAATGGAGATGGATGGAGATATAGCCAAACATCGTAATTTAGCTATTATAATGCCAAGGGGTCATGGTAAAACTGTATTAACTAAATGTGATATTATATGGTCGTTTTGCTTCGCAAAAGAACCTTTGTTCTATGGTTGGGTATCAGCTACACAAAAACTTGCAACAGGCAACATGGATTATGTAAAAACTCATTTAGAATACAATGATACTATTAAATATTATTTTGGTAGTTTAAAAGGCAAAAAATGGACAGAGACAGATATTGAATTAAGCAATGGATGTAAACTTATTAGTAAATCAAATATTTCAGGTATTCGTGGTGGTGCTAAGCTACATAAAAGGTATGATTTAGTTGTATTGGATGATTTTGAAGATGAGAATAACACGCTTACTTCTGAAAGCAGGGCAAAAAATGCAAATATGGTTACTGCAGTTGTTTCTCCAGCTCTTGAGCCTGGCAATGGTAGGCTCCGTATTAATGGTACACCTGTTCATTATGATTCTTTTATTAATAATCTTATTACCAATAGCCAACGTGCTAAAAAAAACAAAGAAGATTTTAGCTGGGAAGTAATAATGTACAAAGCTATACAAGAGGGTAAATGTCTTTGGGGTTCTTGGTTTGGCATGAAAAAGCTAGAAGAAAAGAAAAAATTCTATCAAGATTCAGGTCAACCTCAAAAGTTTTATCAAGAATATATGATGGAAGTTCAAAGCGAAGAAGACTCTATATTTAACATGAAGCATGTAGTTTACTGGGAAGGCACATATAAAAGAGAAAATGATATTAATTATGTAGTTTTAGATGGCAAAGAAATACCTGTAAATATATTTGTTGGTGTAGACCCTGCTACTGATTCTGAAAGGAGAGATAGTGATTTTAGCGTTATCCTTGTTGTTGCTTGTGATTCTAATAATAATATATATGTTATTGAGTACTTACATCAGCGCAGTTTACCAGTATTGGGTATTCCAGGTGAAGATAAAAAAGGCATTGTTGATTATATTTTTGAATACAATCAAAGGTATAAGCCGAATTTGTTTGTTATTGAAGAAACGACTATGTCGCGCCCTATATTTCAATCTATGGCAGCAGAAATGAGAAGAAGAAATGATTTTTCTTTAAAATTTAAACCTGAAAAGCCAGGAACTAGACAATCTAAAAGAGATAGGATACAGGAAGTATTATCTCAAAGAATGGCAATAGGAGCAGTAAAAATTAAAAAAGAACACTATGATTTACAACACGAAATTCTTACATTTGGACCTCGGATGGCACATGATGATACAATAGATGCATTAGCATATGCATGTAAATATTCTATACCACCACAAGGATTGCAAGAAAAGGATAACAAATATTTTAAACCACAGCGAAAGCCAAAAAGCTGGGTGATAGCATAAGGAGTTAAAATGGCAATAGATAAAAAAGCAGATAGACTTAGACATTTATTTCAAATGATAAATGGTAATAAAAGAAGAGAGTGGCAGGCTGCAAATCAAGAAGGTCACGATTTTTATTTAGATAATCAAATGTCTAAAAAGGAACAAGATGCATTAGAATCACAAGGTATGCCTACATTTACTATAAATAGAATAATACCTATTGTAGAAATGTTAAATTTTTATGCTACATCTAATCAACCTAGATGGCAAGCTGTAGCAGTAGAGGGTTCAGATATTGATATAGCAGCTGTTCATTCAGATGTTGCTGATTATATTTGGTATATAAGTGATGGACCATCTATATATAGTCAAGTTATAAGCGATGCATGTTCAAAGTCTGTAGGGTTTTTTAGAGTTGCAATAGATGCTAATAAAGACAGAGGTATGGGAGAGGTTATTATAGATAATATTGAACCTTTTGATGTCTATGTAGACCCTAAATCTAGAGATATGTTATTTAGAGATGCAGCTTATATAATGATATACAAAGTATTGCCAAAAGAACATTTAATAAATTTATTTCCTGAATATAAAAACAAAATTAACAAAGCTAATACAAATTATCCACAAGATATAAGCACTAGAGTAAAAGGTGATGGTATAGATTTTCAATATCAAGATGTAACAGAATCATGGAATATATTAGGTGAGCAAGGTCTTCTAATGGATTACTACGAAATGTATGAAAAAGTAAAAGTAGCTTATATGAATTTATTTTATCATATGGAACCATCTGAAGAGCAAATACAACAAATACAAACTAATGTAGCATCTGAAATGCAAGGCATGATTGATGAGATGAATGTTCAAATGAAAGAACAAGAATTAGCTCTTAAACAACAATTAGATGCAGGACAAATAATAAAAGAAAGATTTGAAATAGAGTTGCAAAAATTACAAATCAACATGCAACAAACTATAGACCAAGAAAAACAAAAAAGAATATCTGCAGCAATGGAATCAGTAACAACTACAGAAAATGCTGTTGTAACTGAAAAAGAATATAATGTATTAATGAAAGGCGAGCTTAAAAATAGCATAGTACAGGCAACTAAATTTTATGATGATAAAATTAAAATGACTGTATGTGTTGGCGATAAATTTTTATTTGAAAGCTATCTGCCAGGCAATGAATATCCTATTATTCCTGTGCATTATCGTTGGACAGGCACACCATATCCTATGAGCGCTGTTGGTCCATTAGTAGGTAAACAACAAGAATTAAATAAAGCTCATCAGCTTATGGTTCACAATGCAAGTTTAGGTTCATCGCTAAGATGGATGTACTATGAAGGCTCTGTAGATACAGATTATTGGGAAAAGTTTGCATCTGCACCTGGAGCATTGCTGCCTATTAATCATGGATATGAACCGCCAAAAGAAGTGTTACCTGCACAATTATCTAATGCATTTGCTGGTATAGTCGCAGAAGGTAAAGGAGATATGGAATATTTAGCAGGTATTTATTCATCACAACAAGGTGATATGAAAACAACTCATGATACCTATAAAGGCTTGTTAGCTAATGATGAATATGGGACAAGAAGGGTTAAAAGATGGATGAAAAGTTCTGTTGAGCCCTCTTTAAAACAACTCGGTATAATAGTAAAAGATTATGCACAAAATTTATATACAGCAGAAAAAGTTTTTAGATTAGTTCAGCCAAATAATCTTAAAGAATCAAAAGAAGTCGTATTAAATAAAATACAATATAATGATATGGGCGAGGCTATTGGTATGTTTAATGATTATGCAGCAGGACAATTTGATATTAGATGTATCACAGGAGCAACTTTACCTGTCAATAGATGGGCATACATAAATGAATTAAAAGAAATGATGCAATTAGGTGTTATTGATGATATTGCATTGCTATCAGAGACTGATATTAGAAACAAAGAAAAAATTGCGCAAAGAAAAAGCATGTTAGCTCAACTACAAGGTCAAGTACAGGGGCTGGAGCAAACACTTAAAGATAAAGAGGGAACTATTGAGACCCTTGAACGTCAATTAGTACAAGCAGGCATAAAAGATAAAGTAAGAATGGTTGAGCATGATATGCGCAAAAACTTATTAGATGCAAGCTCTAAAGTTAAGACTGATGCTAGAAAAGCAAAAGCAGACCAAGACAGAGCAGCTAAAAGGATGAGCGATGCAGCAGTAAATTATGAAAAAGATTTAAGACGTAATGAAAAAATACAACAAGCAAATCTATTGAAAAATGGAACATTGCAAAGAAATACAACAAAGTCTTAAGTTACAGAGAAGTTTTACAAAGTTTTTTAATATAAAGGATATAAAATGGCTAAAGATAAAGGTAACTCAGTTCAAGACATGGTCATAGGAACTGACTCCAATGATTTTTTTGACCAATTAGAAGATAGTGTAAATGGAGCTATAGTAGATTATGTAGAAGAAGAGGAAACTCCACAAGAAGCAGATGTAGCCTTAACAAGTGAACCTGAAGAAGTGGACCCTGAAGAAACTATTAATGTATGGGAAGATGATACAAATCCATATAAAAAACGCTATAGCGATTCGTCACGAGAAGCATTAAAGATGAAAGATAAACTAGCCGAGCTAGAGCAATATGAGTCTTTAATTAATGTGATGAAAAATGATGCAGGTGCTGTAGATGCTATGAGAAATTATCTTAAAGGCGAACAGCAGCAACAAACAACAGTAAAGGAGCGATTAGGTTTAGATGAAGACTTTGTCTTTGACCCTGATGAGGCTTTTGCTGACGGAAGTTCTAAGTCTGCACAACTATTAAATGCGCATGTTGACAGCATAGTACAGCAAAGAGTTAATCAAGCAGTACAGGGCTATCAAGCTCAAAATGCTGAACAACAAAAAGCTGCACAAGCAGAAATGCAGTTTAATGAGTTTGTAAAGAAAAAAGGTTATACACCTGAGCAGGCTAGAGCATTGCAAGAGGCAGCGGCAGAACATACGCTTTCTTGGGATGATATAGATTATTTGTTAAATCGTGATAAAGTTAAAAACAATATAGCTCAATCAACAAAAAAACAAATGATGAATCAAATCAATAAAGCACAAAGTGTTCCTAAAACTGCTAGCAGAAGTGGAAGCGCAGATAGCGAAGATATATCTCATGAAGATATGGTATTCAATGCTATCAAGGGCGCAGACGATGTTTTAGATAACTTATTCGAATAATTTTATTTTACATAGGATTATATCGAACTTAAATAGGAGATTAGTCTTATGAGCGACTTATTTAGTACAGGGAGTTCAATAGCAGCTAACAATCTTGACGTTAATGCAAGTGTTGGTTCAGCTGATACTGGTGACCTGAGACGAAAGTATAACTTTAGTGATAAAGTTAGTGAATTAGCAGTACAACAAGACCCTTTTTTCCGTCTTGTTTCAAAAGTAGCAAAAAAACCAACAGATGACCCTCATTTCAAATTTGCTGAAAAGAGACATTCTTGGCATAAAAGATATGCATATGTAACAGCATGGAACGCTGCATCTTTTACAGGTGGTAGCGGTGGAACAGCTAATGATGCATCTGTAACAGCTAGTTTAATTAATGTAGCAGGTGGAATTATTTATTTGAAATTGCAAACTGATTTATTGTCAAGTGGTAATATTTCAAATAAATTTGGAAATGGAACAACACAAGTAGGTGCAGCAGGAACACAACCAACTTTCTTTTTTGAAGGTCAGTTAATTAAAGTTCCTACGATTGGCGGAGATGGTGTAAGTTCAGCAGATGATGCATTTAATACTACTGATTATTTTGTAGCTAGAGTAGACCAAGTTGTTGACGAATCAAGTAATGCTGTAGTTGTAAAAGCTAATGTTGTTAGACCGATAACAGCTGATGTAAATCATGAATTGGCAGGATGGGGTGCAACAGGAGTTGCTGACCAACCAATGTCAACATTGACTGCTTCAGCATTAGGTGCATTTAGAATACATGACCAGCTTGAAAGAGCCAGGGTATATATTGTAGGCAATGCTTTTTCTGAAGGTAGTGGATATCCTGAAACATGGAAAGACCAACCGTTTTCTACACAAACAGGAAATACTCAAATATTTAAAACAACTTGCGCAATGACTAATACAGCTCGCGCTACTGTTCTTAAATATGAAGGTAATGAATGGGCAAGAATATGGAAAAATAAATTAATTGAACATAAATATGATATTGAGCAAGCAATCTTGTTTGGTGGACAGTCTTTATCTGCTGGTGGTAACAATACTACACAAGGTGCAGCTGATTATATTTTGAAAAATGGTAATTTGTTTACATGGTCTGATACTACAAGTCAAGATGATTTCTTGGATGATATGTCATCATATTTAGACCCTAGATATAATGACTCATCAGCAACAGTATATTTCTGTTCTACTCAAGTTTATAACTGGTTTCATAAATTAGGTGGCTATGCACTAGCTAATTTAAAAACAGATGGTAACGAAACTAATAAAATGAGATATACTGGTGACTTAGCAGTTGCAGGAAAGAAAAACATTTTAGGTCTTGGCGTTCTTCAGGTTAATACGCCTTATGGAGATATGAACATTATTAGAAATATTCACTTAGATGGAACTCATGTTTCTATTATGGGTGTTAATCTAAAAAATGTTGCATATAGACCATTAGTTGGTAATGGTATTAACAGAGACACATCTATCTACGTTGGAGTTCAAACATTAGAGAACTCTGGAGTCGACCGTAGAGTAGACCAAATATTAACCGAAGCTGGTATGGAATTCTCAATGGCAGAATCTCATGCTATCTGGACATCATAAGGAGAATAAATATGGCTAATCCAATGTACGGACAAAATAAGTTTGATAATAATTTAGATACTTTTAGTAATTATTTAGATTTTGCTAGTATGTATACTGGCAATCTAACTGCTACAGGTATTGAAGTTAGTCAAGCTGAAGGTGCTAACGCAGTTAAAGGTGGAGATGAGACATTGGCAGAAGTTGATGCTGCAACATTTATTGCAAATGCAGTAAATACTTGCGCAGTTGATGGTTCTGCAGCTACTTCTACTTATTTGCCAGAAGCTGTAAAAGGTACACATTTAGCAGTAGAAGTGACAGGAGATATAGACCAAACTGGAGCATGGACAATTCATTGTAATAATTCAGTTGGAACTGTAAAACCTTCAAATAATGTTTTTGCTAAACAATTAATAGGAGAGCATTTAAATGATACTGTTACTCCTATTGAAACAGCAGGAACTCATATAACTCCTACATCTGAAAATTTAGTATATACTGCAGCAGCAGCTGATACTAATATAGTAGGAGTAGGTTCAATGTTTCATTTTTATTGTCCTAAAGATGGAGTTTGGGCAGTTAAAGTGAAATTAATTGGAGAAGGAACTGGAGCAACTGGTGTTTTTTCAGTAAGCTAACAAACAATAACTAGATATGGGAGGGGCAACCCTCCCTGTCTTACAAACAAACCCATTCACGCTCAGCCAGAGCTTAGGGTAGGAGGTAGATATGGCAAGTAAAGGTATATATCAATATACAGTACAAGAATCAAACAATGCAGGACTCGGTCAAGGTGGCTCAGTATATCTTGATACTGCAGCAACAACATTTACACCAACCAATGGAGTTATAATTGCAATACAAGTTTTAGGAGATGGTGCGACATTTAGCACACTAACTCCTGAAGATACTAACAAACATATTGGTACAGCTGCTGGACATTTAGGTCATGAATCGGGTGGTAATCAATTTGGTAGCGGTGTAACAATACCACAAGGAGCTACAATTTTTGGAAGATTCACAAGTGTATCATTAGCAGCAGATGATTCAGGCGGTGGTGTAATTTGCTATATAGGTTAGTACAATGCAATTAGGGATAGGACCATCAATATCAAAAGTTGCTGCTGTAATGAGAACTTTTGGTGTTCAGTTTTTAAAAGATAACCTTAAGCTATTCTTTGACTTTAAAAATACAGACCTTGAGTTTGTAGGTACAGGTAGTGTTTATTTTGATGGTAGCAATGACAAGGTAGATTTTACATCTTCTAAAGATTTAACTGCAGATTTCACTATAGCATTTTGGATAAAAACACAAGATAGTTCTAATACTTTTTATTTAAACAACTCTGCAGCTGTAGGTGAAGATTACATAAATTTTTATAGTGGAACATTTAATGTAGAAGCTAATAATGATTTAGTAGCTTTAAGTTCAGGATGGAGCGAAAGTCATGTCTGGAAGCATGTAGCCATAACAAGATTAGGTGCAATATGGACTTTGTATGTAAATGGAGTTTCTGCTTATTCTAAAACTGACAATACAGAAACATTTACTTATGATAGAATGGGTACTAATGGTTCAGATTTTGGACAATTTTATACTAAAAATTTAGGAATATGGGAAAGAGCATTATCGGCATCTGAAGTGCAAAATATTGTTTATAAAACTTATGATGATTTGCAAGGAACTGAAAAAACACATCTATATGCATGGTATGCTTTAGATTCTAGCACAGATACATATAATGATTCACATGGCACTAACCATGGTACTAATAGTGGTTCAACATTAAAAGATGGTGTATATGCTGATTACTCTCCAAGAAAGCCTAGAGGTGTAGATAATTCTAAAGCAGCATTAGCAGACCAAATAGGTAGTGGA